TAGATCCCCAGAAAAGCATCAATCCTCAACTGGCGCAACATGTGACTGTCATGAGCAAATAAATGGGAAATTAATTTCTGCATTTTATCACGGCGCAGAATGTATGTGGTGGATGTCTGAGGATCAAAAGTCGCATTATGCCAGTCTGTTCCCATTTTTACTGAATAAACCCAGTATTGTTTTATCCAGCGTATTTGATAAAAAAACGCTAGGGACCATCAGAGCCCTCAGAGAGGGTATTTTAGAGTCTAACGAAGATCGAAAAGGATGGGTTGTCCTTGGTTCTGAATCGTGGATCAAGGGATTTAAAGAAGCAAAGCAGTGGTGTGAAGATAATAAAAAAGTCGCTGATGTTCTTTGGAATCTTCCTTATGAGGAGACGTTAGCAAGAATGTCTTCTGCAGAAGGTTTTGTTTATCTACCTCTTGGCAAAGATACATGTCCAAGAATGATTATTGAAGCGAAACTTTTAGGATGTAAACTTCATTTAAATGATAACGTTCAACATTCAAAAGAAGAGTGGTTTGCGACAGACGATATCAGCTCTATTGAAGAATATCTTTATGCAGCTTCAGATCTTTTTTGGAATGGAATCAAAGCTGTAATGGACTATAAACCAACCATTAGTGGTTACACCACCACGTACAATTGCGTAAAGCAAAACTATCCTTTTGTTGAATCAATAAAGTCGATGTTAGGGTTTTGTGATGAAGTTTGTATCGTAGACGGTGGCTCTACAGACGAAACTTTAGAAGTTCTTAATCAACTATCAGCTGAAGATTCAAGAGTCAAAGTAAAAATTGTGAAAAAAGATTGGAGTCATCCAAGATTTGCAGTTTTTGATGGAGCTCAAAAAGCAGAAGCTAGATCCATTTGCACAAAAGATTTTCTTTGGCAAATGGACAGTGATGAAGTTGTACATGAAAAAGACTATCAGAAGATCTCGGATTTAGTGAAGAAATTTCCAAAAGGAGTTGATCTATTGGCACTTCACGTCATTGAATACTGGGGGTCTGTTGAAAAAGTTAGAGTTGACGTAAATCCTTGGAAGTGTCGGCTCAGTAGAAACAACAAAAATATCACCCATGGTATTCCAAAAGACCAACGCAAATTTGACAGTGAAGGTAGATTAATTTCTGCAGGATCAGATGGTTGCGATTACATTTACTCAGATAGTTTTGAAAGAGTCCCATTTGTTTCTTTCTACACAAAAGAAGTTGATTCAGCAAGACAACACGCTCTTATTGGAAACAAAGATGCTTTACCTGCGTATGAAAATTGGTTGAATTCTGTTGTAGAAAACATACCAGGCGTCCATCACTATTCATGGTATGATCTAGAAAGAAAAATTCATACATATAAAAATTACTGGTCAAAACACTGGACTAGTTTATTTGACCAAACACAAGAAGATACTTCCGAAAACAATAAATTTTTTGGACGTCCATGGTCACAAGTAACCGATACAGACATCAAAGAGCTTGCTACAAAAATGAAAAATGAACTTGGCGGATGGATTTTTCACAGTATGATAAATTTTTCTAAACCAACGCCTTCTATCAAGATTAAGTCTGGCAGTCCTGAAATCATGAAAGGCTGGACGTCAAAGATAGAAGAGGTTTAAAGTGAAAAATCGATTCGTCTTTGTCATTCCGTACTACAACGCGGAAGAAGACATCTCAAACACCCTCCATTCCATGATGGCCCAAAGCTACTCGGGTTGGAGGGCTATTGTCATCAACGATATGTCTACCGACGGTGGACCGGCCTTGGTCAAAAGGATAGTGGAAGGCTCCATCCATAGAGACAAGTTTACCTTAGTGGACAGGACTGAAAAACACGGTGAGGTTAGAAACACCTTAGTATCTCTTGAATCCATTGAGGACGATGAGGTGGTTTGCCGACTGGACGGCGGTGACTGGCTCATAGAGAACGACCTCCTTTGGATTCTAAATGAAACATACAAGGACCCATCACAGGCAGTGGCATGGACGGCCCACCGATGGAGTTACACTCCAAGAAACATTTCTGGTCCGCTCAACCTCCAACCCGGCCAGACAGTTTACCAGCATCCTTGGGTCTCTAGCCACCTAAAGACATTCAGGGCCGGTCAGCTCAGAAAAGTTCCAAAGGCTAATTTTCTCACAGATTCAGGTGAATACATCATGATTGCATGTGACCAGGCCATCTTTCTTCCAATGATGCACCTCTCGTTGCAAGAAGGAAAAAAATTGAACTTTGTTCCAGTCGTAGGTTACCACTACAACATTGATCTCGGAAACAAGAATTTGTTTACCTCAGACCGCGCGGTCAACCAAAAAATGTCGGCAGAGATGATAAGAGAAAGAGGATATCTAGGGTGAAGATACTCTTTGACAACGTCAACACCTCATCGTCCTCAGGACCCAACTCATTTGGTAAGAGGTTGATAACTGAATTAAACAAATCTGGTCATGAGGCCGGATCCGGAGTCGTAGACCCACAGGTACAGCTATCTTTCATCATGATGACTCGAAAGGTTGCTCCTACAGCCCTGCGGTTGGACGGCATCTATTTCAATACCCGGCAGGACTGGGGGTCTCAAAATGAACCCATAAGGAGGTCATTTGAGGTATGTGACCTAGTAGTTTACCAATCCAATTTCAACAAGAGGTTGACGGAGGCCTACTTCGGAGACCACAAAAAGTCGGTGGTTATCAACAACGGAACGTGCTTTGAAACCATCTCAAATATCCAACCGCTGTCCCATCCAGAGCTCGACAAGTACTCGGAAGTGTGGTCCTGTGGCTCTTCCTGGCGTCCGCATAAAAGGCTTAAAGATAACATAGGTTATTTTTTAGAAAACGCTCCAGAGGATTCCTGTATGGTCGTAGCAGGAGAAAATCCAGACCATGTGATCAAACATCCAAGAGTGTTTTACGTGGGTCAATTGTCCTGGGAACAGTGCATCTCTCTTTACAAGAGGTCAAAGGTTTTTGTTCACCTTGCCTTCCTAGACCATTGTCCAAACGTTGCGGTAGACGCTAGAGCCTCAGGTTGTAAGCTGGTTGTTACCTCAAGCGGTGGGACAAAGGAAATAGTCGGGGTTGGAGACATCGTTGTGGAAGATCTTGATTGGGACCTAAAACCCATTGATCTTTATTCTCCTCCACAACTAAACTACGAAAAAAAGAGTTACAATACCGTAGATTCAAACATTGATATCAGGATTGTTTCAAACACATACTTGAAAGCTTTAAAATCATTATGAAAAACATTAAAGAATCAATTGAAAAATTGTTACTTCCTAAACTCCAAAAATATAAATCTGGAAATTTAAATACGGCGACTTGTACGGCAATTTATCAAGAAGTATTTGAAACTTTTGTAGACCTATTCGAAGGAGCCAACGTCAAAGTAAGCAATGAAGCAATGAATCTAGTTTGTCAATTACATTATGATGCAATTACTATTAATGGCAACCAAGAACTTGACCCAAACATTTTTTCTCAAAAGGCTAGCGTAAAAAATGTTGAAACTAAAGAGTTAGCGATGTTAGCTTCTCTTTTTTCCAACACACCTTTTGCAACACCATTTATTTTAGAAATTAAAAAGAGGTCTTAATGAATAAAAAAGCATTTATTACAGGCGTAACTGGTCAGGATGGAAGTTATCTTGTCGATCTTTTGATTTCTAAAGGTTACGAAGTTCATGGATTAATTAGACAATCAACCCAGTTTACTCCTGACAGGTGGGGGCACCTAAAAAGTGCAATGCTTTCCCAAAAGTTAGAAGTGCACCATGGCGATTTAATGGATGCTTCAGGAATGCGAACATTATTGGAAATAATTCAACCAGACGAGATTTATAACCTTGCCGCGCAAAGTCATGTTGGTTTATCATTCGATCAACCAGTCAACACTACGGAAGTTACTGCTCTTGGAGCCTTAAATCTTTTGGACGCCATCAAGCGCTCGAAGCTCGACTGTAAATTCTATCAAGCGTCATCTAGCGAAATGTTCGGTAGAGTCAGAGAGACCCCTCAAAACGAAAACACTCCATTTTATCCACGCAGTCCTTATGGCTGCGCTAAAGTATATGCCCATTACATTACGCAAAACTATCGTGAATCATATGATATGTTTGCGTGCTCAGGAATTTTATTCAATCACGAATCAGAGCGTCGTGGCGAAAACTTTGTAACCCGCAAGATTACAAGAGCTGTTGGAAGAATCAAGGCAGGTCTTCAGAATGAACTAAAGATGGGTAACACAAACGCCCTTCGTGATTGGGGATATGCCCCAGAATACGTCGAGGCAATGTGGTTAATGTTGCAGCAGGATAAACCTGATGATTATGTTATAGGTACAGGAGAACAACACTCCGTGCAAGAGTTTATTGATGAAGCTTTTACTATCGCTGGGCTCGACCAAGAGAAATACATTAAGATCGATCAAAAGTTTATGAGACCTTCTGAAGTAGACACCTTAACAGGCGATGTTACTAAGGCAAAAAATGTTCTAGGATGGACTCCAAAGGTAGACTTTAAGTCTCTCGTCAAAAAGATGGTGGAATACGACATTTTGCTTGCCTTAAAAGAAAAGGTTATGTTTGAATCATGAACAAAGTCTTCGTTTTAAGACCTTCAGAAGACTGGGTAGTAGACAGATTAGTAAGCGAGTGGTACGAAGGTAATCGGGATATTTGTACAAATAGTCCAAATGATGCCGATGTAATTTGGTTACTGGCTAGTTGGTGTTATCGAAACATTGATATGGGATTACTAGAGAAGAAGAAAGTAATCACAACTGTCCATCACATTGTTGAAGAAAAATTCGATCAAAACAAATTTCTGGAGTTCCAAGATAGAGATTCATTGACAGATGTATATCATGTTCCAAATGATCACACAAAATCTTTCATAGAAAAGTTGACTAAAAAGCCTATTATTACAATACCTTATTGGGCAAACCAAAACATTTGGAAAACAACAAACACAAAAGAGTTTCTAAGAAAAAAATATAGCCTGCCGCTCGATGGATACCTCATCGGTTCTTTTCAAAGAGACACAGAAGGTCATGATCTTAAGACCCCTAAACTAGAAAAGGGACCAGATCTTTTTGTAGATGCAGTAGAAAAATTTTGGGAAAGCAATAAGGATATTCATATTGTTCTTGCAGGTTGGCGTCGACAATATGTTATGTCTAGGTTAGAAAAGTCAGGAATACCTTACACTTATTTTGATAGACCTTCTCAAGAGGTTATCAATGAACTGTACCAAACGCTAGATTTATATCCTGTCACTTCAAGGTACGAAGGTGGTCCACAATCATTAATTGAATGTGGCTTGTTGAACATTCCTGTCGTTTCTAGAAATATTGGTATAGCAAGTCAAGTTCTTTCTGAAAAATCAATTTCAGACGATATAACGACAGCAACTCCTAACATACCAGCAGTAAATAATTTAAAATTACCGACCGGATATCTTAATTATAGAAATTTAATAAACTCACTATGAAAATAACGCAGATTAAAGACAAATTGTCAGAGTTAGATTTTCCAGTAGAAAACCTTTGCTTAGGAGATTTCGATGCTATCGGAGAATTTACTGCAAAAAAAACGCGCGACCCAAATAGTGAGTTGTATAAAAAAGTAGGTTGTTTTTATAGACCAAACTATGAAAGAGGATTGTTGATCTATTCTTTGATCAGAAAATATAAAGTAAAGTCTTACTTAGAAATTGGTTTTGGTCGCGGATACTCTACTTTTTGTGCAGCAAAAGCTATGGAAGAAGATGGTATTGATGGAAAGATTACAACCATTGATCCAAACTTTAATAAAGAGTATATCGAAGCGCTCTCTAAAGTCTTTCCACAATCTTGGTTCAAGAAGATCGATTTCCTTCGAGGAAGATCGGAAGATGTACTACCCACTCTTGGTAAATTTGATATGATTTATATTGACGGTGATCATACATACGACGCAGTAAAAAAAGATTGGGAATTGTCAAAAGATAAATGGGAAAAAGTCGTTCTTTTTGACGATTATCATATGCCTACAAAAAACCAAAAAGATATTGAATGTGCTGGCGTGATTGATCAGATAGAAGATCCAACAAAAGAGTTAATCATCATGGACCGTAGAATATTTGTCGACGATAGAGGAATGAAAGACGAAGAAATTGATTACGGTCAAGTCATACTAACAAAATGAAACACTACGAAAATTTTTATAAGAACGGATTTGAAATATTTAAATTTGATTCTTGCGGTATCGACGATATCTTAAAAGATATATCAAACGGTGTCATTAAAAATGGATTTTCTCTGCAGCAAAAGTATTCTAGCACCGTCGACTTAAGACCAAACGTAATCGACTATTCAGAAAAATTTTTAGATATTCTAAAAAAGAACAACATAAAATCCTTTATTAAAAGTAGAACATTAAGAGATCTTACACTTCATCACATACAAGTTAGAGTTGCAGATTCTACTGTAAGCTACATGAATTGGCATAGAGACTCTTACTATGACGATGGTAAAAATGTTGGAATGACCCCCCCAGGTTATAAGATCATATATTACCCAGGATTTAACGAGAAGAAAAAACCCAGGCTACATGTCGCTCCTGGTTCTCATCGAATTATGATCGATAATCAATCAGAAGACCTGAAATTGGTTTCAAGATTAAATAAATTTACTGTTGAAACATCAAATGATCAAGCTTTATTTTTTGAAACATCTCTTCTTCATGCTGTTGTACCTGATGAGCTTAACTCTCCTTCTATCAGACTTATTTATTCTTTTTTATCAAAAGAGCAATTGATGGATTATTCTACAGATGAATTGCACGTTAGAACTTCAAAAGCTTATGAGGAAATAAAATGAAGATTGGAGTGATAGGCTGCGGAAAAAGATTCATTAACATCTATTTTTCTATCTTGCAAAAATTAAATCACAAAGTATTTCTTTGGAATCGTAGTCTAGAAAAATCTCAAAGTTTTTGTAAAGAAAACAAATGCGCCTTAATAAAAAAGCTAAGCGAATTTACAGAAGTAAAACCAGACGTCGTTCTTTGTTTTGTTCCACCAAATTCGCAGTATGAAGTCCTCAAGTCTTTGCAGGATTTAAACTGTAATATTCTTGTAGAGACGCCAGCTAAAGACCAAAGAATATTTTCTTTAAATAAAAATATTGGCGTACTTGAGCAGTGTCCTCAACTTCCTCTTGAGCAATTTAAGGAAACAATCTATAGATCTAACTTGATAAGAAGGCCTTACATTGTTTTTAACGACGGGAGGTCTTTTGATTATCACGCGATTGCTCAATTAAGAACGCAGCTGTGTTTTCCGGTTCCTGTTTGTGTTAAAGGGTCTGTTAATATCTTTGGGAATCCAGGAGTTGTCGACGCGCATGGAAATCTCAATTTAAATCCTCACGATTGGACAACAGGACAAGTCGAAATGTCGGACGGAAGTTTGCTTCTTTATAACTTTGCGTATAACTGTAAGAGCCTGTCAACAATACCAATTCAATTTATTCGTTCTTATTCTACAGATGGATCAATCGTTACTGGTAGAATGAAAGAAGTTGGAAATGATTATGAAATTGTAGATGTAAGATGTCTGAATAAGACAACAAAAGAAGCAAAAATTTGTGAAACAACTATAGAAAGAAACGGGTCAACAACAATTTCTATTTCGTTAAAGGAAGAAAATGTCGAGTGGAAAAATCCGTATGCAAATTTACAGTTTGATGACCAGCAAACTGCGATTGCAACTCTTGTGGAGAATGCTTCAAAAGGTATCCTATATTCGTACAAAGATGCATACATCGACCACGTCTGCATACAAATGATAAAGAAATCAGGTCATCAGCAACAAGTGATTAGAGTTTCATGAAGATATTGTTCAATAGAAGACCGATACTAGGTCCATGGGGCGGAGGAACGAAGGTTTTATCTGCCATAATAGAAGAGTGCGAACTGAGAGGTCATGAAGTAATCTTTGAAGAGCAAATTTGCTTTCAATACGACATAGACGTTTTATTTTGTATGGATCCTAGACCGATTCAGACAATAGATTTTCACCAACTTTTAAGTTATAAAAAGAATCATCCTAAAGCTAAACTCTTACAAAGAGTTGGAGATCTTGGAACCCACGGAAAACCAGAACTTTTAGAGTTAGTCAAGGCGTCTTCTCAGCTTGCAGACGTTTTAATCTTTCCAAGTAAGTGGGCGAGAGACTATCTCTCTTCCAGCAAAGATTCTTATGTAATTTCAAACGCTCCACTTTCAAAATTCTTAATAAAAAAAACGAATAAAACTTTTTCTGAAAAGATAAAAATAGTCTCGCATCACTGGTCGAATAATTCTTTGAAGGGATTTGAAATCTACGAGCAGCTAGATGATTATTGCTCGACCAGCAACGCAGACTTTTGCTTCATAGGAAGAAAACCAGAAGATCTTATTTTAAACAATTATATTCCGCCTCAAGACATAGAAGGATTGATTAATTTGCTTCCATCTCATGATGTTTATGTTACTGCTTCAAAGCAAGAAGCTGGAGCCAATCACGTGCTAGAAGCAATGGCTTTGGGATTACCGGTACTTTACCATAAAGATGGTGGAAGCATCAATGAATACTGCGAAAATTTTGGGCTTCAATACGAAAACTTTGAAGACTTAATTTATATTCTAAAAAGCAAAAAAGATTTTTTGCAAAGTCTAGCTAGTAAGATGTCTTATTCAAGAAGCTCGACGGATATGGCTAAAGAATACGTGAATTTATTTGAGTCGTTATGAAAGTCAATATTAGCATCGACGATGTTTCTCCACATCCTTTATCTTCAATAAAGGTTGTCGATAGGTGTTTTGAATTAATAAGAATCTTTCCTGACATCAAGTTTTCTTTGTTTGTACCACTCGCATACTGGAGAACAGTAAGACCTGGAATAGCAACAAAGACTCCTTTACATCTTGATGCGTTTCCTGATTTCTGCAAAGTGATCAAAGACTTACCAAAAGAAAATTTTGAAATATGCTATCACGGACTTTTTCATGGAATCCCTGGAAAAAGTGACAACGACGAATTTCAATATCTAACTGAAGAACAGGCGATCAAAAAATTTTCTGACATGTTTGAAGTTGTAATGCGTGCCAATTTACAAAGCGTTTTTAAGCCTATCTTTAGACCGCCAGCCTGGAAAATGTCTCCTGGTGCGATAAAGGTTGCACAAGAAGTTGGGATTCGTACCTTGGCTTTGTCTCCAAAAGAATACGCAAAAGCAACATACGCCGGCGAAGAAAAAAACTTTCCAAAAGTTGTATACTACAACTGTAATCCTCCGTTTGATGAACTTGTTCCCGCACCCAGTGTAGAAATAGTTTACCACGCTTGTGAATGGGACAAGAATTATCTTAGCGCAGATTTAACTCAGCAACTAAATTCTTGGTTAAAATCTCAAAGTGACATCGAGTTTTCTTTCATAGAAGAATTATAAAAATGGCAAGATACAACTTAGACGTAGTCTTAGTGTCGTACAAGACACCAGAGCTGGTAGAAATCGTCGTAAAGAGCTTTCAAAAGTTTGTCACCGATGACTTTAATTTAAAGTTTATAGTGGTAGAAAACTCTGATTTTGACCTTTCAAAATCCATTAAAGAAAAATCTTTAAATAACGTTACAGTTATCAACAACCCAATTAATCTGACATTATCTCACGCCCACGGAAGTGGGCTGGAAGTATCTAAGCAGTTTATATCAGCGAAGGCAGACTACGTCTTTACTTGTCACAGTGATACTTGCGTGACTTCCAGCTCTTTCTTTAAAGAAATAAAAGACTGCATCCAAGAAAAAATCTGCCTTGCAGGTGTCTGCGAAGATGCGCATCCAGAAAGAATTAAGGCGTTACACTGCTCTGGACTTTTGGTAAAAACAGAGATTTTTAAGAGCGTCTCTATGATGCCGATTCTTCCCAAGATAGACACAGCCGATCTATTGACGGCCTATTGTAGGGAAAATGATCTAAAAATGAAACTGTTTAAAAACACCTATAACGATCCTGCATTCGTAGAAATTTGTAATTCTCCATTTAAAGAGTTGGGTAAAGCTTGTGGCGTCGATAGGTGCCTAGACGGACAAAACAACGTAATGTTTATACACCAGGGTCGCGGTACAACAAAATATACTGGCGCATATTCTTCTCCTCAAAAGATAATGACAAATGATTGGCTACTTTTTTGTAGTCAATTTGTACAATAACATCCAAAATTTTATTTTTGCTTTTATGATTTATTATTCAAGCGTCATTGCCAATAGAGCAAAAATATGTTCGCAATTTCCTTCTTTGGTCAGGAAAAGAAGAATTTGGCATGATTTCCTTGTAGAAGGAAAAGTCTTAAATTTTGGTTGCGGAAACATAAAGGCAGCCAATTACCAAGAAATAAAAAGCATATTTCGTGACGTTAAATCTTGCGATAACGACCCAACTGCTGGTGCAGATTATAATAGTATTAATTCGATCGATGAAAAGTTTGACTTAATAATTGGTGAACACGTCTTGGAACACATTAAAGTAGAAGACGTAATAAATGGATTGGTACAAAAATTCAACAGCTTATTAAATGAAAATGGCAAGTTAGTTCTTACGATACCCAATCTTTATAACTTTGGAGCGTATTTTAACCATTTTGATCATAAAAATTCTGCTCCCCCTATAGACCTTGCTGCAATAATTTGTTGCGCAAATTTTGACCTAATTGACATGTTTAAGTGGTCGAAAGACAAACACATGATAAATCAAGCAAACATGAGCAAAATAGATCAATACCTCGAAGCATTTTTAGAAAGCAATTACGGTCTACAAATGGACCGCTATATAACAATGGTTTTTGCAAAAAATGGGCAAGTCTGATAGCATCATTTTTGAGGAGTACAAAAGTGTATTAAACACAATTAGCTCTTCTTTTGAATCCGTTGCTTTTTTAGGGTTTTCAAAAGAAAATGAATTCACAAGCTCTATCATCGCAAAAACAAGAACGTTTTATGATCTAAGCTTAAGCAACTGGGACATTAATAGCGCTTGGTCTCTAAAGCAAAAATATGACTTAATCATCTGCACACGCTGTGCATACTTTTCAAAAGACCCCAATGATTTTATTTTAAGAGTAAAAAATCATCTTACCCCTAATGGACATGCCCTTATAGATTGGGGATTAGGAGATCATTGGAGATTTTTGAAATATAAAGTCGGTTGGATTAGAGACGGCGAGCACGAGTTTGCTTACAAAAATAGTAACTTTTTGTACTCTTGCTTTTGGAATGAAGAAATTCTTCAGCATAAAGAAACGATGCAATTCTGGAAGCATGTCACGTCCAACCCTGCTTTTGGTTACTCCAACGAAAAAAGCTTAAATGAAATCATCACTCAAGAAGTTCCAAAAGTTATCTCATATGAAACAAAGATGACAAGCGTAAAATGTCTTTGGCCAGAAAGCCCGCAATTGTATATTATTACCTTGGTGAGTGAACCATGATAATAGAAGAAATTAAAGAAGAAATTTCCAAAGCGCAAAGCACGATTAAAAGCTTAGGCCTTTCCGTCGTTGACAACGTTCATTTGCTATGCTATGCATTAGAACAAACGAAAAATTTGGATGGCTGCTTTATAGAATGTGGGGTTTATAAAGGCAGCACATTATTTACATCTCATGAGTTTTCTAAGTTAAGAGGAATCGATAAAAAGTTTGTTGGAATCGATACATTCGGTGGATTCCCAGTAGAGCAGACACAAAACGCGAATGATTCACCTGATGCGTTTAAAGTTCTTTATGAACAAGGAAGAATAAGTGAACAACACTATCAGAGATCTTTAGAGAGACTATCTTCATTGAAAAATGATTCGCATCTAAATTCAGAATATTTTGCTATCTCACAAGGTGATGTTTTTGAAGAAGCTAAGAAGCGTAGTATTACTTTAATACGCGGAAAGTTTTCTGATGTTCTGCCAAGCTTCCATAAGCCAATCTCTGTCCTACACATTGATTGTGATCTATATGAACCTTATTTAGAATGCTTAAACTTATTGTATGATAAAATCGTAAGTGGTGGAATCATTGTGTTTGATGAGTACTATTCGCTCAAATATCCAGGAGCAAGAATTGCCGTTGATGAGTTTTTATCCAAGCTTGATAAAAATAAGTTTGAATTTAAAAAGCACGTGACAAGTAATTTTGAGAGATGGTATTTACTAAAGAAATGAAAAAAATAGCGATATTTTTAGGAGATTTTTTTTGGAGCAGTATCCCATATGATGGAATTAGGCTACTTGAATCGCTACAAGATATTGGTATAGATGTTGACCTGTTAATGTTTGACCAAGACATTAGACTTAACAAGAATTTCGTAGGAATAGAGAAATATCAATTCAAATCAAGCGTTTTTAAGATAAAAAACTTAAAAACCATAAAAAACTGGCGTGAGCTTTATTCTATTTCTAATGACTACGCTTTAATCCTAACCTCAACTCATATCGCACCAAAAACAAGATATCCACATGAATTAAAGGACAATAAGCAGTGCCCAATCGCAGTTTGGGATATTGGTGGTGGCGATATCCTAACGAATGCTGTGCACTTTGCGGATTTTTATTTCACAAAAGGTGCCGCGTGGAAAGAATGGTTACAAAAAGAAAAGAGAATACCCGAAAAGCAGATTTATGTTACAGGGTCCCCGCATTATGATGAATATTTTCTCGATAACTTCAAAAAAGAAACTTTTTGTGAAAAGTATGGTACGACCCCCAAACAAAAGCTAATACTAGTCTGCCCTACAAATCCAGCATCCCATGTTTCTCAATTTGATCAAAACATACAAGAGTTAGAAAAAATATTTTCGATTGCAGCAAGGTATGATTCAAGAATTTTAATAAAAACATACCCTAACGATTATTTGTTTCATGAATCAGATGATCAATATACGGGAGTCTATAAAAGAATTTACGGTTCTTGTCCACAGTATGAGTTTTTGAAAAACAAATTTCCTGATGCAATAATCATAGAAAGTCAAGATCACTTTGATGCAGTAACGCACTGTGACGCTTTATTCAACATGTCTGGATCACATATCTCTTGGGAAACTCACTTTTCAAAACGAAAAAGCTATTCGATCAATTTGAAAGACAAGCCTTATTACAAAAAAGTACATTACTTAAAAAGTGTAACATATCCTGATGACGTTTACAACCGATCCATAGAAAACATAGAAGAAATTTTCGAGTTTAAAGGAGCTGATAAATTTCAGGATAGCGATTTTATTTTAAGATCTAATGCAGCAAAGTTAATTGCTGCCACAGTCAAAGAAGTTTTTAAGGATTTATGCTAAAGATTATATCTGAAATTGGAATCAATCATAATGGAGATTTTAGATTGATAGAAGAGCTAATACGCCAATCCTCTATTGGCGGAGCCGACTTTGCTAAATTTCAGCTGTATGATTCTGTTAGAGTTTTTGGAGATGATTCTAGAAAGAAAAATGAGTTCAGCTTTGAGCAAGTAAAGCTAATAAAAGAAATCTGCGATGCTTATGATATAGAGTTTTTTGCTTCAGTATTTGATGAAGAAAAAATTAGTTGGTGCCAGGAGCTGAAAGTAAATTACTTCAAGATAGCAAGTAGAACATTAAAGAAAGAACCTGCTTTAACTAAAGCTATAATCAATACCGGAATTGAAACATTCGTATCCTTAGGTCAATGGGAACAAGATGCATTGCCACATTTAGAGACGAATGTCCACTATTTTAACTGTATTTCCAAGTATCCAACCAGCATTTTAGATTTCAATAAAAATGCATACAGAAATTATGATTCAAAGATAGTTGGGTTTAGCGATCACTCCTATGGAATTGCAAGTTGTTTGCACCATATATCTCTAGGCGCAAGCTATATTGAAAAACACTTTACTTTAGACAAATCTGCGACAGGAAATGACCACATTGGGTCAATGGATTTAAACGAACTAAAAGTTTTAAATGATTTAGGTAGACAAATATTTTTAGTTAGAAAATTAACTTTATAACTCTTAAACGTTAGATTAGTTTCATGACAATTAAAAGACCGTCAGTTTATGTAACAGGCATCAAGTATTGGCAAGCTCCAATAGAAAAAGAAAATGGTAAGTCAGATTATCTTAACATGAGTGTAAGATTACCTTATTCGCTTTCTATTGTTGAGGTACTATCTCAGAAATTTAAAAAAGAAGATTCTTTCACCTTACATGAACTTGGGTGTGGCTGGGGAACGAACCTCGGCATAATACATGAGCATTTTCCGAATGCGACTCTCACAGGTAATGATGTTTGGAAAGATGCCATCGCTTACATCAAAGAAAATCGTGGGTATGTAGACATTGTCGAAGAAGATAGCGCAGACTTTTTAAAGAGCTGTATCGAGCAGAACAAAAACTTTGATGTCATCATAACTAATGCTCACTTAATACACATCGAAACTAGCCGCTTATCGATGTTAAGGGATTTGCATACTGTTTGTAAATCAGCAGTCATACAAGAAAATATCGAAAATGTCGATTCAGTCGTAAGCATGAAGCTAGTCGAAAAGAAAAAGACGACGCTCCCAGATTCAAATTACAGATATTTCTTTGAGGTATAAATGAAAATACTTGGAGTAATCCTAGCCCGAGGCGGTTCAAAAGGTATTCCTAAAAAGAACATCAAGTTACTTTGTGGCAAGCCATTAATTTCTTACACAATAGAAGCTGGATTAAAAAGCGGTCTCTTTGAAGACTTCATTGTCAGTACCGACTGTGAAGAAATCGCTCATGTGGCCAAAAATTCGGGCGCCCAAGTACCATTCATACGTCCATCTGAATTATCTGGAGATCAAGTCTGGTCCAGAGATGCTTTAAAGCATGCTGTTCTAGAATGTGAAAATGTCTACAACAAAAGATACGATTACGTTGTAGAGCTACCTTGCGTCGCGCCTCTTCGTAACGAAACCCATATTAAAGAAGCAGTAGAAAAGCTTACAACTTCAGATGCTGACAGCGTCATTTCAGTATGCCAGATGCAAGATAAGCATCCTGTAAGAATGAAGAGGATTATTAATGATACAATCCAAGACTTTTGTAAGGAATTTCCAGAAGGTGAAGGGTCTAGAAGACAGGAGCTAGAACCTTGTTACATCAGAAACGGCGCAATTTATGCAATGACTAGAGACTGTATAGTAGAAAAGTTTTCTAGAAATGGTGCCGTCTCTCGTCCATATATCATGGATGAACTTCATTCTGTCAACATAGATTCAATGATAGATTTTTACTTGGCTGAATCTCTGATAAAAAACTTAAAGGATTGAATAATGAGAGTAAGGTTCGAGTGTCCACTAGATTTTATTAGTGTGGAGACGTTCAAAGACGCTATAAAAAACTTTGATTTAGTTATTGATGATTCTGACCCAGAATTAATTGTCGTAAATCCAGGGACAGAATTATTCTTAGACTACAAACATTTTTCTCATTACAAAAACTTAAAAGTTGTTGCAACACCCTCAACGGGCACGAACCATATTGATGTCGCAACTTTGAAAAAAATGAATATCTCAGTGTTGTGTCTTTTAGATGATAGACAAACATTAGATAACATTCATGCCTCGGCCGAATTCACATGGCTACACATCATGAATTTAGTCAGAAAATTTTCAAAAGCGTTGACGTCAGTTGATGATTGGCGTTCAAAACAAAACGAAGAATTTTTAAGATCGAATGAATTACATTCAAAGAAAATAGGCATAATCGGATTCGGAAGAATCGGAAAAAAAATTGCAAACTATGCTAATGCTTTTGGCCTTCATATCATGGTCTACGATCCATACGTCTTTGAATATCCAAGTTATGTCGAAAAAGTTAGCGGCATAACCAGCTTAAATAATTGTGACATTATTTCAATAAACTGCTATCTGACGGAAGAAACAAGAGGAATGATAACATATGGTACCTTGGATCAACTTAAGCAGGGAGCTATTGTTGTCAACACATCTCGTGGTGAAGTTGTAGATGAAGATTACATCTTACACTTGATCGATTCAAAAAACATCCTTTTTGGTGCCGACGTCCTACAGAATGAGCAAAATATTCTTGAACTAAAAAAATCAAAGTTGTATAATGCATCAAAAACCAACTCGAACGTTGCAATAACTCCGCATGTCGCTGGGGCTACAACAGAAAGTCAATTGAAAGCGTTCGTTTCAGTCTTAAAATTAAGCAAACAATTCATTGTATGAAAGTTACGATTGGAATATCATGCTACAAGCAAAAAAAATGGTTGCACAGATGTCTGCGTAGTCTGGCCAGTCAAACACTATCAAAGAATGAATTTGAAGTTGTGGTTGTGAATGATGACCTACAAGAAAATCTCTCAGAAATTTGTGAGAGTATGAAAGATCTATTAAACATTAGGCTGATTAACAACCCTAAAAACTTGGGATTACCAGCTTCACTGAATAAGATACTCAAAAGCGCTCGAGGTCGCTATTTCGTTAGAGTTGACAGTGACGATTATGTTTCAAGCCATTTTGTGCACACCCTTTCTTTGTTTTTAGATATGAATCGTGCATATCAAGCTGTGGCTTGCGACTATCAAAAAGTAGACGAAGTTGGGCAACTGTTAACTCGTCATTCAGCAAAAGAAGAACCAATCGCATGCGGTGTGATGTTTACCTATGAATCTCTTTGTGAGATTAATTTCTATGATGAGAATTTTAGAATGCGAGAAGGTCACGATCTCATTAATAGATTCTTGAAGAAATTTTCATTGTTCCATTTGCCAATGTCTCTGTATCGATATAGAATGCATGGTGAGAATAGAACAAATGACTTACAAGAATTAAAGAAATATGACGAGGCATTAGCACATGGACAATAAGATTGGATTTTTAGGATTTGGAGAAATAGGACAAGCTGTACATAAGCTTTATCAAAATTCAGATTTGCTTTTTAGCTGCTTTGTAAAAGACTTGAATCGACATGATGAGCTCAAAGATCTTGATGTACTTAACATTGCGATTCCATTTAATGAGTCTTTTGATTTCGTAGAGACGGTTAAAAAAGAGATTCAAGCATCAAACACAAAATTAGCTATCATTCATTCTACTGTTTCGGTTGGTACAACACGCAAGCTAAAGCAGCTCTTGCCTCACGTAAAAATTGTTCATTCACCCTGCAGGGGAATACACCCAAATTTATATGAGGGATTACTAACGTTTCCAAAATTCGTTGGTGCAATAAATGATGAAGATCTAGATGCGGCCGCGACCCACTTATCATCATTGAAATTAAACGTGGCAAAGTGTGACAATGCCGAGACCACAGAATTGGCGAAGCTATTAGATACAAGCTACTATGGAATTTGTATCGCATATCACGGTGAAGCAAAAAAGGCTTGTGAAAAATTTGGTGCGAACTTTGACCAAGCGATGACAGCGTATAATAAATCATACAATGAAAGTTATACGGCTCTGGGAAAACCAAATGTTGTTCGACCAACGTTAACTTCTCCCGAAGGCGGGATCGGTGGACACTGCATAGTCGAAAACGCCGAATTGTTATCAAAACAATGTCAGTCTCTCGCTCTTGATTTAATCAAACAATACAAAAAGCAAAAATGAAAAATTCAATTGCAGTAATTGGACAAGGGTTTGTTGGCGGTTCTCTTACAACTGTTTTTTCAGAAAGAGGAGTCGACGTCTATGCTTATGACAAAGCTGGAAAATATTCTAAAGGAGCATTACCAAGTCATGGAGATTCCGTTGCTGGTTACCCTGGATCTATTGCAGAATTAATTGGAGATAATGAGAATGGTGGAACACCTGGATTTTCAAACATTTATTTCGTGTGCCTTCCGACACCAATGCGAGAAGATGGTTCTGCCGATCTTAGCATCGTCGAAGGTGCGTTAAAAGAATTAGCGGCAATACCGGGCGAAAGAATCGCTGTCATCAAATCCACAATTCCTCCTGGTTCAACCGAGCGCTGGAACAAGAAGTTCTCAGAGACAGGACTTCATATCGTCTTCAATCCAGAGTTTTTGACGGAGAGGACTGCTCTTGATGACATGAGAAATCAAGATAGAATCATCCTAGGCGGTCCTCGACCGTGGATCAATTCCGTTAAGCAAATTTTTAGAGCTGCATTTTCTGACGTCAAAATTATTAAGACTTCATCGACGACCGCCGAGATGATCAAGTATCTCACAAACAACTTTTTGACTATTAAGGTCGCATTTGCAAATGAGATGGCACAGATCTGCGAAGCTCTAGACAAATCAGGATTAAATGTTGACTATGATAAAGTCGTCGAATATGCATCCTATGACTCTAGACTCGGTCAAAGTCACTGGAATGTTCCTGGTCCTGATGGAAAAAGAGGATATGGCGGAAGCTGTTTTCCAAAAGACATCAATGCTATGATTTGTTTAGCTGAATCAGTTGATGTGGATCCTAAGTTGCTTAAAGCAGCTTGGGAAAAGAATCTTGAAGTTCGTCCTGAACGCGATTGGGAAAAATTAATCGGTAGAGCAGTCTCTAAGAAAATCAAAGATTGAACTAATGCATATATGGGGCTTACTATGTCCTCATAATGCAAGAAGAAAAACGCTCTTTTGAGCTTCTTCCCACTGGCAAACCTCACATCTCTTTTTCTGAGGTCAAGCTTTGGAAAGAATGTTCATATAGACACAGCTTAGTTCACATCAAGAAGATTGATCTTTCGAAACCATCTCCTGTACTAGATTTTGGTACTGCTGTCCACGCTTCATGCGAGCACTACCTTTTGACAAGAGAGATGAAACCCGAGATTGCTTTTGAACACATGGAAAAAGCGTGGGCAAAGCACGAAGGTAATCCAGACTTCACCCCAGCCTCATTAGAAAAATCTAAAAAAGAAGCTGAAGCAATCCTTTCTGAAGTTCCAAAGTTTTTAGATGACACATTTCTAGAATGGGAAGTAGTGGATGCCGAGCACCAGCTCTATGAAGCCGTAGAAAATCATCCTCACGCCTTTAAGGGATTCATCGACGGTGTCATCAAAGCAAAGGGTAAGCGAGGAGAAACACTGTACTGGATCCTTGACTGGAAAACTACTGCAAGAGGATGGTTTCGAGAAAAGAGATCAGACGATATGGTCAAGGCTCAGTTGGCTCTTTATAAGAACTACTGGTGTCAAAAAAACCCTAATGTCTCAATGAAAGATGTCCGCTGTGGATTCGTCCTCTTAAAGAAAGCCGCGAAGCCAGGAGACCACTGCGAGCTATTTTCTGTTTCATTAGGCGAAGTTCCCATCAAGCGGTCGCTAAAAGTTGTCAGCAACATGTTGACTTCAGTGAAAAGAGGAGTCGCTTTAAAAAATAGGGATGCTTGCACGTGGTGCGAATATAAAGACACGGAACATTGTTCCTAAAAAAGATTACAAACTTAAAAAGATTGTTACGATAAGACAAACATGGGTAACAAAAAAACAATATTAATGCTTAGTGATCACCCACTTTCAACGTCTGGAGTTGGCACTCAGGCAAGGTGGCTTATTCATGGACTTATTAATACAGGAAAGTATAGCTTCAGGTGTTTTGGAGGTGCAGTAAGACATGAAGATTATAACCTCAACGTAGTAAACCAAGACTTTATCATAAAACCAACAAACGGTTTTGGAGATAGAAACCTATTAAGACAAACGTTGGTTCAGCTTAAACCCGATGCGCTGATGCTTTTTACAGATCCAAGATTTTTCATATGGGTCTGGGAAATGGCAGACGAAATTAAACAGATTTGTCCAATAACATACTGGCATCTATGGGACAATCCACCGTGGCCAGATTTTAATAAAGTTCTTTATGAATCAACAGATTTGATTAATTGCATCAATTGGCCAACTTACCGCATGGTCAAAGAACGTTTTCCTGAAAAGACAAATTACGTTCCTCACGCCGTGCCAAAAGATCTTTATAGACCATTACCAGAAAACGACGTAAACCGCTTCAAGAAAAAGCTTCTTGGAGAAGAAAATGCAGACAATTTTGTTGTAGGTTATGTTTCTCGTAATGCTCGACGTAAAATGCCAAGTGATATTGTTATTTCTTGGAAAATGTTTTTAGACTCTCTTGAAGAAAAGTACGGCCATAAAAAAGCAACATTGGTGATGCACACTGAGCCTTTAGACCCTGAAGGCCCAAATCTTTATCACGTTGTTGATGCTATGGACGTTTCCAAAAATGTAGTTTTTTCTAAAAGCAGAATCGCGTTTGACGAAATGTGTCTTCTTTATAATTCTTTCGATACGATCGTCAATCGTAGCTGTAATGAAGGATTTGGTCTTCCAACGCTCGAATCAATGATGTGCGGAAAGCCAATCATCGCTCTAAAAACTGGCGGTCTGACTCGTCAAGTCGAAGATCATGAGACAGGAGAGCAGTACGGGATTGGATTAGACCCAGAAGTAAAGTCTCTAGTCGGTAACCAAATGGTTCCTTACATCTATGAAGACTTTGTGTCCCACAAGACGTTAGCAGATTCATTTATGAAAATGTACGAGATGGGACCAGACTCTCGTAAAGAGCTTGGATTAAAAGCAATGGCACATGCTCATAAAGATTATGACATAAATGACATGATCAAATCCTGGGATGAAACTCTAACAAGTACTATCGAAAATTGGCAAAATAATCGCCCGAACAGCTGGACTCTTACGGAGATCTGATAATGAAAAAAGTAATTTTAAGAGGACCGTCACTAACCCAGTCAGGATATGGCGTCCATTGTCGACAAGTCGCAGCATGGTTAGAAAGTAAAAGACCTCAGATAGACGTTAAATACCAGGCTCTACCTTGGGGAGATACCCCCTGGATATTAGATGATAATTTTGATGATGGTTTAATAGGAAAGATAACAAGAAATACTGTCGATATCAAAGTAAGTCCAGATAAACAATATGATGTTTCTTTTCAGCTGCAGCTACCAAACGAGTGGGATCCATCAATAGCAAACTATAATGTTGGTCTTACAGCAGCTGTTGAAACAGATGTATGTAACCCAGAATGGGTCACGTCTTGTAATAAGATGGATCTTATAATCGTTCCTTCTAGACACTCTGCTGAAGTTCTTCAAAAAAGCGGAGAATTAAAGACAACGATCGCAATAGTTCCAGAATCTTTCTGTGATGAAATTTTGTATCACAATGAAACATCGCCAAAATTTCCGCAGCTTTCTACAGACTTTAATTTTTTAATTTTCGGTCAGATCACGGGAGATAATCCTATGAATGATAGAAAAAATATATTCTTCACGATAAAGTGGTTGTGCGAGACTTTTAAAAATGATAAAGATGTTGGGATCGTAATAAAAACAAACTCGGGCAGAAACACTCATATCGATAAACATCGTACAGCACAAATCATGAAAACTCTCCTTAAAGAGTGTCGTAAAGGAGACTTTCCAAAAGTACATTTACTTCATGGAGAGATGTCTAATGAAGACGTTGCAGCCTTGTATAGACATAAACAAATAAAAGCTCTTGTTTCTTTGACTAGAGGAGAAGGTTACGGACTTCCAATTCTAGAAGCTGCGGCAAGCGCGCTACCTGTAATCGCGACAGGATGGTCTGGACACACAGATTTTCTTAATCATGGAAAATATATCAACGTTTCTTACAACTTAAAAGAGATACACTCATCAAGAGTCGACGGAAAAATTTTTATTCCAGGCGCAAAATGGGCCGAAGTGATTGAAGATGATTTTAAGAAAAAAGTTTTGAAGTTTAGAAACAGCTTTTCTACTCCGAAAGAATGGGCTGAAGAGCTTTCTATCATTATTAAAGAAAAATGCTCTTCATCCGCAGTCTTTAAAGCTTACGATGAGGCTACAAAGGAAATTTTATGATTTACCTGGTTTTGCTTTTTTTTACAACTACGATTATATCGATAACTGGGTTGTATTTTAGCGTAAAAAGAAACCTTGAAATGATTGAAATAATTGAAGAAACAATGTCAGAAGTAGAAGAGTCTTTAGAGATTTTAGATTATTGTTATAATAATATCGATAAAAAAGCAAAGTTAGAATTATTTTCTGACGACCCGACGATTCGAGAACTAGTTGATGATATAAAGCAGGCACGAAAAGCAGTACTGTTCGTTTCTGAAAGACTGACGGGAGAAAAAGAAAATGTCGAAGGCAAAAACCTAGCCTAGGAAGAAGCATGTTAACAATGACGCAGACAACAGATCAAGAGCCAGAAAAAAAAGAAAAAGAAGTAAAGCCTAAAAAGACCGATCAAGTTAAGCTTTACTTTAATTCAGACACTCAACGAGCGATTGTAGAATTTCAATCTTCTTTTGATAAGAAAGAAAAAGACAAACTATACGTTCAAGAAATAATGCCTGCATTTGAAAAACTTGTAGAAAATTTGATCAATATTCATAAATTTGCAGGGCTTTATGATTCCTATGACGATTTAAAAAACGACTGTGTCAATTTTCTTTTTGAAACAATCGGTAAATTTGATGCAGCTAGGGGAACAAACGCTTTTTCTTATTTTAATGTTGTCGCAAAAAATTGGTTGATTATCAAGACAAAACAAAAGTCTCAAAAAACAAAAAAGAACGTAAGTCTTGATGATCCGAATATGTTGTCAGCCTATGAAAGAAATATTGTTGAAGAACATTGCACTCTACCATCTCAAGACATTTTTCTTGAAGGATTAAAGTCGACAGAAACAATAACAGCTATTCTTTATGAGATTAGAGAAAAAGCAAGAACAGAAAATGAGTTGATGTGTATCAATTCGATTATTACAATATTTGAAAGTATAGATGAGATAGATCTTCTTAATAAAAATGCAATACTTCTTTACATGAGAGAGTTATCTGGTCTTAGTCCAAAGCAACTTACAACGACAATGCAATCAATAAAGAAGCATTATAAAAAGATAAAAACAGAGCAGAAAGACAGCAATGATTGAAACTAAATTAGAAGAATCTGAGCTTAAAATAGAAGAAAAAGTCAGAGACTTTTCTAGCCTTCTAAACCAAATAGAAGGTTTATCTGATAAAAAGAAAAAGCTCTGGAAAGAAATCTATGAAAATGCAATCTATGATCGTCAAAATGCTTATTCTTTGTTCATAAAATTAGTAAAAATTGTTGATGATAAAAGTACAGAACACGCAGTACATGGTAAGTCTTTGTCTTCGTACATAGAAAAAATGAGCAAATCAAACGATCAGCTTATTAGATTGGCTGAGCTAGTGTCGAAGGCAGAAAAATCAAATGATGAAATTGACTCAGAAGAGATGTTTAAAAAGATAAGCGGACATTGAAATGGTTTACGATCCTAATTACTCTAGTCAAGCAACAGAAGGCGTCGCCTCAGCTGCAGTTACAGAGATAAAAAAGCTTATAAAAGACCCTCAACCTACTTTTACGAGGATGGTTGTACTTGAGACTATCTCTGACCCAAATATCATAACTGAAGATAAAATAGAGTATTGGAAGAACGTTTTACGCATATCAAACATAAGGTTTGCTTCTGTACTTCCAAGAAATACAATAATAGCTCAAAAAGCTTTGACAGGTGTTACAAATGTCACACCGCCGATGTTTCTATTGCCATTTTTTCCTTCCCATCTGTCTCTTCCATGTAAACCAGGCGAGCTTGTGTGGACGATGTTCGAGAGTCCAGGCGCAAGAATAAAAGAAATGGGATATTGGTTTTGTAGAATTGCAGAGCCTCACTTTATTGATGATGTTAATCACACTCATCATGCTAGACAATTAGATCATTCATTCAATTCTACAATAAAGAAAAGAATAGAAGGAAATGATGACTCATACTATGAATTAAGAAACGGAAAAGTAAATCGTTCAAAAGACGGAACGAGATTCGTAGTACCAGATTCTGAAATAATCTCTTCTGACAACGAAGAGGTTTTTGAATTGTTAATAGCAGAAACTGACGCTGCAAAAATGATGCGTTATGAAGCCGTACCAAGGTTTAGAAAAAGACCTGGCGATATTGCTTTAGAAGGAAGTAACAATTCTTTAATTGTTCTTGGGACCGATCGATCCGGACCCGTTGCAACGTATAATGTAGATGATTCTGACCCAGAAGAAGGAGGAATATTACCACTTCCGACAGAAGATTTTGTAAATCAAGCAGGTTGTATCGACATCGTTACTGGTCGTGGCACGTTAGAATCCACAGGTGGAAAAGTAGTAAGCACGACAAGGATATTAGACGGACAAGAGATAAAAAAAGAGTTAGGTAAATCTGCAAAAGACACAGTCCAGAATGAAGGCGACCCAGATTTTATAAACGACAGAAGTAGAATATTAATTTCTCAAAGAACCAAAGTAGACTCTAATTTCAGATTAGACGAATATCAAAAAGACTATAACGAAATTTTAGACTCTACCGCAGGAGATTCTGCAGTAGTAATAAAATCAGACAAGATTAGAATCATAGCTCGATCAGACATCTCTCTTATTGTTACAAATTATGAAGAAGCTTTAAAAGACGAAAAAGCGGTTCCTCCTGGAGAGTCAAGAGTCTTTAAGTTAGACCAATCTGACACCGAAAAGTGGGCTTCTATTACTATAAGAAGAAACGGAGATATCATCTTCACACCTAGCGATAAAGGAGTGATAAAGTTAGGCGGAGATGACGCAACAAAAGCGATTCTTTGTACTGAAAGACCAGCAAAGAATGAAGATGGTGCTGTAACTTCATTACCGTTGGCAACTACAGGAGGCGGTTTTGTCGGCACCTCTGGTGGTAACATAGACAAGGACGCTATCGCTTTAAAAGGTCCACCAGACCTAGGAACATTTTCTAGAAAAGTTTTGATTAAATAATAAAGCAAGATTATGGGAATATTACAAGACATTAAAGTAATCGTCGACGGAAAGGTTTCAGACGCTGCGTTTAAAGGTTACATTAATGACGTAAAGAAAATGTTGAAGACGGGAGACGGAATATTTCCTTCAGGAGTTGAGTGCAACAAAAAAGTCGAACCAACTCCCGGCGCCGAGCTTCTTAGATTAGAAGACGAGGAACTTTTTCCTGAATTCCACAGCATCTGGCGACCCAGATACGAAAGCATGGTCTTTGCGTTAGACGTACCAGGCGATTTTCAACTAGCAAAAAACGGACTTCTTCCCATGATCGATCCGACAGCGGTCGCAACAGCGATTGGTGTGGATCCACCAGACCTAACTCTAGAACAAGCTCTAGGAGCAATGATAGCTGGACCTCCGATGGGTACTCAACCTTTTATAGCTCTTTACTTTCCAAAGGTCGCCGCTAATTTATCAGAACTAACAAAATTTTTAAACCCAAACTCAGATTTTTTAAAAATACTTGTGCCATCGCCTCCCATCCCTGCGATTCCAAAGCTTCCCAATCCGCTTCTTTTTCAGCTCGGATATACAGAGAGGTTTAATTTTGAAGTAGAATTAGCGTTAGCGCCCGTAAAAACGCAAGCCAAGTTGATGTTACCGGCTCTAAGCTTGCCGAACTTTCCAGAGCTTGTTTCAAAATTGCTGCAAGGTGATGTCGTGGGCGGGTTGATAAAATTTGTGTGCGATCAAGTTGCAAGCGATCAACCAAAGTCAATGTCAACAAGCTCTCTTGAAATTGCGGCCCAACAGGTACTTCAGCAGCATCAGGTAAAATATCAGTCTCTTTGTTTTGTTGGGCAAAATGTTGGCAGCGGAGTCATAACAAAAGGTCTTGCAACTGCACCGCCATCTTCTCCGTTTGGAGTGTTAAACGTGATACCTCCCGAAGAAGAAGTAGAAATAACCTATCAACCAAAATTAAATTCCGCGATAAGAACAGCAGCAATCGAGATTATATCGAACATACTAGGCCCAGCACCGGGCGGAAAATGCTTTCACAACGACGGAACAAACAGATTTGAACAAATAGCTCCTTCTTATTATCCTGTAGACAATTCTACGTGGGCTTTTTACGAAAAAGCAGATGAGGCAAAAAGGAAAGAGCTACTAGAAAAAATTCCTGCACTCGCTCTTGGAAAAAACTATACCACTTGCGGAGAATTCCCGAGATATGTTTATGATGAAATTTATAAACGATTTTCAAAAAAATCAAAAATTTATGATGGTAGCGTGCTGAACGACGTCGATAGTAACTTAAAAATAAAAGCGATGGTCACGGGTGCGGGACTCGGTTCTATGATCACAATAGGAAAGACAATAGAAAAGTTGAATAATCTACCACCCCACACTGTCTGGGTTAACGTCGATCCTCATGTTGGAGCAGCTGAAGCTGATATTTTAAAAGACCCTTCTCCTGGAGATATCATATTGTTTGGAAAACCAATACCAATAGGACAATCACCGGGAAAATTGCCGGGTCGTGAAATACTTCACGTAGCCGTTGTCTATGATGTTTCTCCAGATTACTGGACCACTGCAGAAGCAGGACAAGGATCCAAACTTCAGCAAGGAGCTTCTTATACAAAAAGAAAAATAGCGAGAGATAATAGAGGAATCATTAGTAGCGGAGGATCAGGAAGGTTAGATAGACCCGATGAGCTCAGACAAGTTTTAGGATGGTTAAATGTCGACCTAATACCAGAGTTGCAGGTTTAAAGAATGGCGACAGATTCAAGCTCAAATATAGATAGTATGCAGTAGAGAATGGCTAAAATAAATTTCAAAAGTGTGGGTATGACAAGGCAGCAAGAGCAAGATTCTTTTCTTGCGTCTTCTGCTACCCCGATTGGAATAAAAACTCCTTTACAGCTCAGCAATGATTCTGGACTTTTAGAAATGCATTATAGTCTTTCGAATCAACTGTCTGACAATCTAAGAAATTTGCTTCTTACAAATTGGGGAGAAAGAGTTGGTCAATATACATTTGGCGCAAACCTTAAACCTTTAACGACAGAATTCGTTTCTCAAGATGATTTTGATAGTGAAGCTGTCATTAGAATTAAGTCATCTGTTTCCCAATGGATGCCATTTATAGATTTGGTAGACTTTGCGTCAGAGACAGATAGACTAGAAAATCTTAGTACAGGAATCATTCGTGTGACTATTAGCTACAATATTCCAGCTTTGAACGTAAGTAATAAGAAACTACAAATAGTCTTATATGTAATGTAAGGTTAAAAAATAAAAATGGCCAATGATTCTAATAAAAACAGAAGATATCTTGCTCGAGATTTTGACTCATTTCGAGCAGAACTTTTGAATTACGCCCGTCAGTACTATCCAAATCAGATACAAGACTTCTCTGAAGCTTCCGTGGGCGGTTTGTTTTTAGACATGGCTGCTTATGTTGGTGATAATTTATCTTTTTATTTAGACCATGCGTACGGAGAATTAAACTCTGACACCGCGGTAGAACTTGGTAGCATAGAAAAAGCTTTAGTTAACGCAGGAATAGCGGTCAATGGAGCAAGTCCTGCAACAGTAAGCATAACTGCATATATTGAAGTTCCTGTAGCTACGGCAGGTGACACTTCTCCAAATGTCAACCTCCTTCCTGTGATCAAAGAAGGGACCACTTTTTCAGCAGACAACGGAGTTCCTTTTTCTTTAATAGAAGACATTGCTTTTGCGGTTGATCCAAATGATGATGGAAATTTCGTTTTTAATCCAAAAGCAGAAAAAAAAATAGGAAGAGTTAGATCTGATGGAAAAGTAATAACTTATCTTTTATCCCTCACTGGTTTATGCATTTCTGGAAAAGAAATCACAGAAAATTTTACTATTGGTGCATTCGTACCATTTAGAAAAATGACTTTAGCTCAGAGCAATGTTACTGAAGTTGTAAGCGTTTATGATGATAACGCAAACACTTACTACGAAGTTGGTGCTCTTTCTCACGACGTAGTTTATAGAAATGTGCTAAACTTATCAAGTGATAGTGGCATGGTAAAAGACGGTCTACGAGTCGTTCCTGCACCTTACAGATTCACAAAATCTACTTCTTTAGCGACAAGATCAACAACTCTTACTTTTGGAGGAGGAAGCGCGGAAACGCTAGAAGATGACGTCATACCAGATCCGTCAGAATTTGCTATCGCGTTTCCATACTCAAAAACAATTTCAAGAATACCAGTAAACCCAGAAAAGTTATTAAAAACAAGCACGTTGGGGATAGCTTCTTCTGATACAATCTTGACAGTCGTGTATCGTTATGGTGGAGGATTAAGTCATAATGTTTCACCTGGCTCTATAAAATCCCTTACAAATTTAAACATAACATTCCCGAAAAATCCTGCTAATTCTGACTCAATAAAAATAAGAAATAGTTTGGAGTTTTCTAACGTAAAAAGAGCTTCTGGTGGAGAAGACGCGCTAACATCAGAAGAACTAGTCGCGTTGATTCCGACAGTAAAAAATTCTCAAGAAAGAATAGTAACAAAAGAAGATTTGCTTGCTAGGGTATACACAATGCCTTCTAACTTTGGAAGAGTGTTTAGAGCATCTATCACTCCAAATTCAGAAAACCCTCTGTCAACCCAGCTTTTTATAGTTTCAAGAAGTTCAAATCAAAAACTAGTAACTTCTCCTGACACTCTTAAATTAAACATTAAGAAATATTTGAACTCTTATAGAATGATATCAGACTCTATTGATATTCTAGATGCAAAGATAGTAAATCTTCAATTAAAATTTGCTGTAGTCATTGATCCTTCTTTAAACAGAACTTCGGTTCTTACTGCAATACTTTCAAAATTGCAAGATCAATTTAACATAAAAAAGATGTATATTGATCAACCGATTATAATCTCAGATGTTGTAAATACTATCTTTACGATAAAAGGAGTCATCGCAGTTGACAGCGTACAGTTCAGCAATATCGCGGGTGTAGCTAATAATAAAGAATACAGCGATGTCACGCATGATATTAAATCATACACAAAAAGACAGATGATTTTTCCTCCCACAGGTGGAATCTTCGAAATAAGATATCCTGACACAGATATAATAGCCAGGGTGGTGAGCTGATGTTTCTTAAATTAAAGGCAGACAAAGATTCTTACATCACAAACAAATACGTAGATGGAAAACCTGCTGTTAGCGGAAATGTAGGCATCGCAGGGTCTTTAGACCTTTTTAAATTGTACGGAATCACCCAAGTAACAAGCGGAGCAATAAAAGTTGCGCAGACCGAGTTATCGAGAATTTTAATTCATTTTGATCTTGACCCATTAAGAAGTCTTATATCAAACAGCAAAATCGACGTCAATGATAGCAGTTTTAAATGTTTTCTTGATTTAAAAGATGTGTATGGAGGTCAACCAACTCCGAATAATTTTACCGTCGATATTTTTCCATTATCTTCTTCATTCTCAGAGGGCTTGGGAAAAGACGCTGCTTATTATTCTGATAAAGACAAATGTAACTTTTTATCTGCATCAAATAACAAAGCTTGGGGCTCCATAGGATGTTCTCTTGCTTGCTTCTCTACAGGTTCTGGCGACTACATAACAAGCTCGATGTTGCTTCCTTCGACAAAAGTTTCTCAAACTTTTGTTACTGGAGAAGAAGACCTTTTCGTAGACGTTACTTCAATAATTTCTTCAACTATTTCTGGTGATATACCTGACTCTGGGTTCAGATTATCTTTTAATAACACTATAGAGAATGATTCACACACTTATTTTGTAAAAAGATTTGGAAGTCGACATTCTTACGATGAAAGTAAACGTCCAAAGATGATCGTTAAATTTGACGATTCAATTTCGGACGACACGGCAAATCTTTATTTGGACGCTTCTTCAAACTTATTTCTTTACAATTACTCACAAGGACAATTAAAAAACCTCGTATCAAGTAGCTTTGAAGTCACAGGATCTAATAGCGTTTTATTAGAGCTAAAAACAGAAGTCACTGGAGCTGGTGTATACTCTTTGTTCTTTACAGGTTCTCAATACACTTTTGGTACCAACGCGGCAACTGGAATTTACTTTGCGAATGTTACTTTACCATTAACAAACCCGAATTTAAAACTAAGCAATCAGCTATCTGGCTCTGTTAAATTTACCCCTATTTGGAGTTCTATTGATGGATCTTTATCATATGTAACTGGCAGCGTAATCACAGCTTTTGCGCCTGAAAGACTTTCAAAACGTCTTAGTCCAAGACGTTACACGATAAGCGTCTTAGGGATTAGCTCTGACCATTCTAAAAATGAAGAAGTAATGCTACGAGTTAATATCTTTGACGAAAATAGCCCAATAGTAATAGCGAAAAGGCTCCCCATCGAACTTCCCGGAGTCGTTTTAAACAACGTTTATTACGCTGTCAGAAATGTTGCGACAAACGAATACGAGATACCTTTCGATTTTGTAGACAAATCTACAAAAGTTTCCAGCGATTCTGAAGGCATGTACTTCAGCTTCAACACTTCAGCTTTGACTCCTTTGCAGAGTTATACAATCGACATTGCGCTTGTTGTTGAAAGCGTTACGCAAAAGTATCTAGATTCTTCACCAACATTTAGAATAAAGAAGGTTTAGTCTATGGCAAATTCACCCTATATTCCTTCTTTTTTAAAGGCAGCTCTGAGTGATACAAAACCGGCTCAGCTAACTTTTAAAGATTTAATAAACACAAACGTATCTAGCACATCTTCTTTTAGATACGAACCCTTAAATTACCCTTTAAAAAATACACAGCAGTTAAATGTAGATTGGTCAAAATTTGAAAATCATACGTTTTTTTCTTCTGCAGAAGTAAAAGTTAATACAACTTTTGATCAGATTATCAACGGTTATCCCTTCGACGGAACTAAGAAAGATGTAGAATTTTTCTTTGAAAAACTCGGAGGATTTGAAAAATGGGTTTTTGACCAATTTCCAAATTTTGGAGGGCAGCTACATTTTTCTGGTACTCAAATTGGAGAAGATCCTTCAAATGGGTATGCTGAAGAATTAGGAACATGGATTGACGTAAAAGACGTAGCGGGATGGTTATACCCAGAACTTTCAAAAAACAAAACGGGCGAGTCTATATTAAATCCTCCAACGAATAAATCGTTTACAATAGAGGTGCAAGCTTTTTTACCAAATCAACAAAATGATCGCCAGGTTTTACTCCAGAAGATTTCTAAAGATTTATCTCAGGGCTTCACACTTCACCTAGAGCCTTCTTCTACCTCCACAGTAGATGGAGTATTCATCATTACATCTGGTAGCGTCAATAATTACGTAACCGCAAGTCTAACAAAAGGAAAGTTTAATCACATCTGTGTATCTTTAAATCGTGATGCAGGAAGTAACTTTCTTCAATTCTTTGTTGACGAAAAGTTAACATCTGAAAGTAAAAAAGAAAAAAGCTTTCAAGACATAACTGATAATTCTGATCTTTTAATTGGGTCTGGGTCTTCTTTTTATTTTAACAACATATTAACAACCCCAACTCAAACGTTCAGCGGAACGTTAGATGAATTAAGAATATTTCACTCCTATAGAACGCAGCAGCAGCAGTCTCTATACTCGTCAAAGGGACTTTATGCGTCAGATTCTTTAAAGTTGTACTATAGATTTAACGAACCATCGTCATTGTTGTCTTCAAATATAAATGATCCCGTAAATTCGATAGTTTTAGATAGTTCTGGAAATTCTCTTCATTCTTTTGTTTCCAATTTCAACCTTTCCTTAAGACAACTAACATCGGACGACACTAACTCTCCGATGATCAATGAAAGACCGGAATTTAAAAAAGTTCTTTTCCCATACAATCCAGACGTTGTAAATTTAAACGTTGATCTTTTAAGTTCAGCAAGCATTTATGATCAAGAAAACCCGAATTTAATCACAAAGCTGGTCCCTCGTCACTATTTGAGAGAAGGCGGCGCTGAAGAGGGCTACACGAATTCTTCAGTTGAAGGATCGATTGGAGACCCTTACAGCGGTGAAGGAATACCTGGCCAAGGAAAAATAGGGTCCGTTCAGATTATTTTAACTTTTCTTTACATCTGGGCAAAATTTTTTGATGAAATTAAAATGTTTGTCGACGCCTTTAAAACATTAAAAAGCGCAGATTATTCTTTGACTGACACGATGCCAGATAACTTTTTAAACGACTTTATAAAAAGTTATGGTATGTATTTGCCGCCCTTGTTCAACGATTCTAATAACGCTCAGTACGTCGACGGTGAAGACGTCACAAAGATAGAAGTTAATGATGTTTCGTTAAAAAACGTTCAAGCTCAAATTTTAAGAAGAATACTCGTTAACATGCCCGACATCTTAAGGTCAAAGGGTACGCAGCACAGTATAAGATCTTTTTTAAGATCAGTTGGAATAGACCCAGATAACAGCATGAGGATTAGAGAGTTTGGAGGTCCATCTTTGAGACAATTTGGAACTTCAAGAGAAGTTAGAGCAGAGTATTCTCCAATAGTAGATTTTCTTTCGTCTTCTATAATCACAACTCCGTTTCTTTCATCTTCAAGAATAGAACCAGGATATCCATCTGCAGTTGGTCCATTCTCTTCAGGAATTTCCACTAATTTAAATGATGGGCTTTTAACTTCTGGATCGTGGACTTTTGAAGGTTTATACAAGTATTCCACAAAAAACACGAATCGAATAACCGACAATCAGTCACTTCTCAGGTTTGAAGTTACAGGATCATCATCTACAGCAAAACCAGGCGTCATAATAAATGTCGTGTCATCAGGTTCCTTATACGCTTTTATTAGACCTGGTATGGCATCTAATTCGCCTGTTCTCCAACTTTCAGTTCCTGTAAACGTTTTGAACGGAGATAGATGGAATATTTCGATTGGATGTAATCGAAATGATTCAATTGAAAGTAACATCTCTTCTTCTTATTTCTTAAGGGCAGCCACTCAAAACGCTGGAGAAATAACGGAGATATACGCGACTTCATCTTTTTTTAATGAAACTCCGACAGGCGAAGGAAACGCTCTCAGATCAATGAGCGCTTTAACAAACGCATCAGGCTCTAGAATATCAATAGGAAATGATCAAAATATTCCAGACGGTGGTATGGGATATCTTTACCTTAACAGCACGCTCGATGTGCCAGAAGTCGCAAGATCATCTGAGTTTGTTGGTCAGGCAAGCAATATTAGGTTTTGGTCAAAAGGACTTACAGAGTTAGAGTGGAGAGAGCACGTAAGAAACTATAAGTCTTTGGGGGTTGAAAGCCCTTTAACAAACTATAATTACGTAACTCAAACTTCTGGTTCATTTGAAAAGCTCAGACTTAGCATACTAGAAAAACAGAATATATTGACAGCGAGTTCAGACGGTTCAATACAATTTATAGACTTTAGCGAAAATAATTTTCACTCAACTGGAAGAAATTTCTCTGCAAACAAAAACGTTCATTTAGGAGAAATATTCAACTACAGTTACATGTCTCCAAACTTTGATGAATATTCTACTAGCGAAAAAATCAGAGTTAGAGGATTTCAAGATGAAGAGCTATTAAATGGCGCTCCATGGGCAATCAAAGGACCAGCTTATGAAATACCTGCTGGAGAAACTCCGCTAGATGATCCACGTCTTTCAATCGAGTTCTCTTTAATTGATTCTTTGAATAGAGACATTATCAATATGTTTGCTACTTTAGACGAAATGGCAAACGCCATAGGAAGTCCGGAGATGATGTACTCTCCTGATTATCCTGATTTAGAAAAGCTTAGAGATGTTTACTTCAACAGACTTTCAGAAAAGTTAAACTTTAAAAGCTTTTTTGAATTTTACAGATGGTTCGATAAATCAATTGGAACATTTATACAGCAGCTTGTCCCAAGAAAAACTAAATTCAAAGGGACAAATTTTGTTATTGAATCTCATATGTTAGAACGACACAAAATAGAATACCAATCGAGCGAAATATATCTTGGTGATTCTACAAGAAGTAGAATAAGAGACACTTTACTCGTACAACAGATCGTCGGAAATATACGAAGATATTAACATAAAGGTTTTATGTCAGCATTTACAAGAAATTTTTATTCCTCGATCCAGCAATACTCAACGCTTGATTTAAAAAGATTCGATGAAGGACCGCACGTCTTAGTAAAGTTAGCGGGAGTTAATTCTTCATCAATAAACACATCAGAAATCGACAGTTTTAGACAAGGCGTCGAAATTACGCAAGAAAAATATGCGATCGGTACAGTAAAAATATCTGCAGGTACTCCTGGACATATCGTTAGACCAGTCAGTATTGGAATTAATGATTTAGATCTTATTTCTACTGATTCGTATATAGAAATTGATTACTTCAATCCCGTTAGATACCTAAAAGCCCAAGAACCAGGTTCTTCTTTATTAAATGCTATAACGTTTCCAATTATTACTAGTGATAACAACCAAGCAGAAAACTATATTTTAAACGGTATAATTGAGCCTCTTACAATTCGTCCCGTTATATCTTTCTTTTCCATTGAATCTCCGTTTGAATCGCACGCTGTTCGTGGAACATTTATGGGGGGAAATTCTGACATCAGAAAATTCTCTAGCGATCAAATTTTAACAGTCGATTATATACCTCAAAGATTGACGCCACCAAGACCTGTTATGATAATGTCTGGATCAAATGTTGCCAATTCAGGCGACTATATTCAGCAATATTCTTACTTAAACAACAGATGGTTTTTAGATGCTTCTGAACACCTACTGTCTGGATCTAATGTTTCTTCTGATTCAGATGTACCTCTTTTAGGAACCGGATACGTAAACCCCGACGTTAATAAAATTGATTCTTTTGACGATTTAAAAGTTTACCTAGAAGACATAGGGATAACTTCTGCCACTCACGGAGATGACATGGTCAAAGCTGTCAAAGCTATGTTGGGATCGACAGGAAACTACGTTTCTCCAGGTAAAAAATCAAGCACAACTGGTTTTGTATATGATAATATATCATCTGTGGGAACTGACTCTTTGGCTTTCGGAGGAATGACTTATTAAAATGGCGACAGACAAGGCATTACGTACACCCCCAGACAGAACGTTAGATCGTTATGTCATGTCTGTTCAAAAGCTTTTCTCCGCGCCAGAAACTATACCTGATTCTGCTTTTTTAAAAGGCGGAAACTATGCAATAACTTGGGATAGTTCAGTAACTGTCGGCGGACTAGGTCCGGCGGAAGGGTATTCTGTTTCTGAACCAATCGGATTTGATTTTAAAATCAACGGAAAAATTTACAAAGAATTTTCTGTCTCTACATCTGGGTGGATGATGCTTCGCGATCCCGTTGGAGGGTCTACAGGAGCAAATTTTTACAAAGACGTTATAGATGATCCTGTAACATTTTCTGATAGTGTGTACACCAATGAGTTTATCTTATCTGACTTTTTATATGATCACATAATTCTTGCTCCGTGGTTTGATTATGGTATCATTTCTGCGCGTTCAATAGAAGAGCTCCAAGCAGGGTACTATAGCTCTACAATAAGTGAAGCAATCAAAAACTACATAAAGCAAGGTTCAAACGTAAAAAATTGGCCATACGATTTTGCTGATCATGGAGTTAGATATATCAATGGATATGACAAATCAAAAGGTAAATATCTTTTGGTTAGATGGACTTTAGCTCAAAATATAAGTTACGCTTACAAGCTAAAATTTGAAGTAGCGATATTTGAAAGCGGTAGAATAGAGTACAGATATTGGCCAAAAAGCTACTACGAACCATCCAGCTTTTCTAGCGCTGATTCAACTGCAACAGTGGGAATATTTTGGTCCGGACCTTCTCAAGGTACAGACAAATTTAGAGACCTAGCAACACTCTTTGATTATTCTAAAAAGAATAGAGTCATTTCAGAATTTGGAGGGTCTCCACCTTCTTCATACTCTGAAACGTCTTTATCCTATCCTCTGGCTTCGAAAAAATACTCGTTGAATATTTCTCAAATTTATTGGCCGGCAAACGGAGCGGTCATTACGATTTCGCCACCTGTTAACTCTATAAAAGTTTTACCAAGAAAGCTTTCATCGATTGCTAATTCAACGAAGCATTTAGTTAGGTCTCCCGGAATTTTTGATGATAGAAGGTCAATAAACTTTGCTACAAGCTCTATCGTTAGTATGCCATCGACGTTTCCAAGTAGGTTGCTTGGAGACTCAGGCACAGTTGATATTGCTTCAAGACAGTTGTTGTTTACTAGTGGGAATATTCAAATAAATGGTTCTGTAAAAAGAACGATCGTGGATGATCAACTTCAGCAGCTGTCTGTTCTAGAAAGTTTAAATGAACGTTTTGAATCATCATTTAATGAATCTCAGAAAAATTTTTCAGCGACGCAAAATGCATCAAATTTTTATGCGACTGGTTCTTCTTTAGAAATATTTGGAAACGGTTTTACGTC